CTTTTAAATTATTATTAGTAGCGTTCGCATTTACAGCATTCGCTCAAGTGAATGCACAAACTGCTGAAGAAATTGTTGCTAATTATTTTGAAAATACTGGAGGAGTTGATAATTGGAAAAAAATTAAAGGCATTAAATTTGTCGCAACTGTAAACCAAATGGGAATGGAAATCCCTATTGAAATGGTGCAATTAGGTGATGGCCGAATGGCTACGACAATTACGTTTCAAGGTAAAGAAATTAAACAAGGTGTATTTGATGGTGAAACCTTATGGAATACCAATTTCATGAGCATGAAAGCTGAAAAGAGCGATCCTGAACAAACTGCCATGGTTAAACAAGCTACAGTAGAGTTTCCTGATCCATTTTTAAACTACAAAGAAAATGGATTTATTATTGCGTTAGATGGCGAAGAAACTATTGATGGTGCAGAAACTTTTAAAATAAAATTAACCAAAAAACCTGTTATGGTTGACGGTAAGGAAGAAGAAAATATTGTGTATTACTTTTTTGATAAAGACAATTTTGTGCCAATTGCAACAAGAAGTGAAGTAAAAGCTGGACCAAGTAAAGGGATGATGAGTGAAAATACATTTAGTGACTATCAGGAAGTTGAAGGCACTGGAATTTATTTTCCTTTTTCACAAACTATGGGAGCTAACTTAGCTCCAGGAGGACAAGCTCCAGCAATTACGTTCAAATCGGTTGAAATTAATCCAACCGTAGATGATAGTATTTTTGCATTCCCAAAAGAAGATGCTACTCCAACAACAAAAAATTAAATTTTTAAAAAATCCTCGGCCTTAACCTGCTGAGGATTTTTTTATTAATAACTAACCAAATTTCAATTACATGAAACATAAAATTTTTATAGCAATAGCTGCTATAGGCTTACTGTCTATATCATCCTATGCACAAGATTCTGGGATTGATCCAAAAGATTTATTTGGAGACATTAGAGCAAGGCACATTGGTCCTGCTGTTATGAGTGGTCGTATCAATGACTTAGAATCACATCCAACCAATCCAAGAATAATTTATGCAGGTTCAGCAGGTGGTGGTATTGGACCTTCTGGAAGCAATAGTTCTGCATTTGGAATAACATCCGCAGGTGGCGGAGGTGGAGCAGGAAGATTTAGTCCAGCAGGAGGTAGCGGTGGTTCAGGCGGTGGCGGACACGCACTGGCTAACACTCCAGGAGGAGCAGGTAATACACCTCCAGTAAGTCCACCCCAAGGAAACAATGGCGGTAATCCTGCACCTACTCCATTAAGAGGTTCAGGTGGAGGTGGAGGAGCAGGTGCTGTAGGTCAAAACAGTCAATCTTCAGCAGGCGGAGCAGGTGGAGCTGGTTCTCCTTCAACCATTTCAGGGTCAGATGTAACTTATGCTGGCGGAGGCGGAGGTGCTGCTAGTTCTGGTACAGGAGGAGCTGGCGGAGCAGGAGGCGGTGGAAATGGAGCTTCTAACTCTGATCCAGGCGGAGGTTCAGGCGTACAAACAGGAACAGCTAACACTGGCGGTGGCGGTGGTGGAGGCGGTGGAAATCCTGGACCAGCAGTTTCAGGTGGGTCAGGTGTTGTTATAACAAAAGAACCAGCAGTAGCTAAAGCTACAGGAATCTGGAGTATGGATGCGGTTTACGATAATGTAAAAGCAGGAAATTGGACAAATGCCTAGATTAATCGGAGCAGCACAGACAACTCAAGCAGAACAAGTTACCACATTTAACTCTAGCGGAACTCTTACTACTCAACCGCAAACCACAGCTATTGAATATTTAGTAGTCGCAGGAGGCGGTTCAGGTGGTGCACAAGCAAATGGAGGCGCAGGCGGTGGAGGTGCTGGAGGATTTCGCACAGGCACAGGTAATCCAGTCTCAGGTAACTCTCCCTATCCAGTAACAGTTGGCGGAGGCGGTTCTGGATCATCAGCACCAGCGGCAGGAAATGCAGGCAGTAATTCAGTTTTAGGCACACCAGTTCCAATTACATCGGCTGGCGGCGGTTTGGGGGGAGCACAAAATCCACCATCGACACCAGGCACAGGAAATGTAGGTGGTAATGGTGGCTCAGGCGGAGGCGGTGGAGCTTCTAATGCAAGAGACAACAAAGGTTCAGGCAATACACCCCCAACCTCTCCATCTCAAGGTAATCCTGGCGGACAAGGTATTGGAGATTTTACTTTCTTTGGAGTTGGTGGCGGAGGTGGTGGTGCATCAGCCGCAGGTGATGCTGGTAGTTTTCCTGCTGCTATAGATTCATTAGATGGAGGTGCTGGTTCTCCTTCAACCATTTCAGGTTCAGATGTAACCTACGCTGGTGGAGGCGGAGGTTCAGGATATTATTTTGGCTCACCCCCACCTGCACAACAAAAAGCATCAGGAGATGGCGGTGCTGGTGGTGGCGGAAAAGGTGGTGCTGATGGAGCAGGTGGTATTGGTGTAGGTTCTGACAGTAATGGTGTTTCAGGTACAACCAATCTTGGCGGAGGCGGAGGTGGCGGAGGACCAAGTGGCGGTGCTGGTGGTTCAGGAGTCGTTATCGTTAAAGAAGCAGCATTAGCGATTGCATCAAGCTGTTGGGATTTAAGACAAGTCTATAGACAAATTAAAGCAGATGATTGGGTGTAAATAAGATATAATTTATCTATGAATTTAAAATGGTACTACTGGTACTTTCAATCTGTAATACCTGAAAGAATATGTGACGATATAGTTCGTTATGGTCAAGAGCAAAGTAAACAAACAGCACTAACAGGTGATGCTGATCCTAATAATATTACCAAGTTAGAGCTTAAAAACATTCAAAAGAAACGCAAGTCTGATGTTGTATGGATGTCAGATAGATGGATATATAAAGAAATACAACCTTACATTCATTCGGCAAACGCAAACGCTAGTTGGAATTTTGAATGGGATTTTAGCGAGGCTTGTCAATTTACTGAATACAAAAAAGGACAGTTTTACGATTGGCATTGTGATTCTTATACAGAGCCTTATAACAATCCTGAAAATCAAAATGTGCATGGTAAGCTAAGAAAACTTAGCATGACTGTATCTTTAACTGATCCTGATGAATATGAAGGTGGTGATTTAGAGTTTGATTTTAGAAACACAGACGAAGGCTCACAGCCAAGAATATGTGAAGAAATTAGAAAGAAAGGTAGCGTGATTATCTTTCCATCTTTTGTTTGGCATAGAGTCAAACCAGTAACCAAAGGAATACGACACTCCTTAGTGTGTTGGAATTTAGGATATCCATTTAGATGATTACTGAATTAAAAAATCCGATCACAAATGAATATAAAAATTTAAAAAAATTCGTATTAACAACTAATGTTCCTTGGTATTACCACGATCAAACTGTACCTAGTCAAAAAAATAAAGATATTCCTTTTTTTAGTCATGGTCTTTTGGGTAGACCAGTACATGAAATAGAAGGCAAAAAATATCCAGCTATACCTGAAAAAAATTCTAATTATTTTGAAAAATGTTATTTTGTATTAAAAGAAATATTAGATTTTAATAACATAAATTTTGATGTTATGTATAGAATGAATTTAAATTTAGTTTTACATAATTCTTTGCAAGAAAGTTTGCCACATATTGATCTTAAACTTCCTCACAAAGTTATTATTGTTTACTTAAATAGTTTTCAAAATGGAAGAACAATAGTTTTAAATAAAGATAATAAAAAATATTTCTCATACCCCAAAGAAGATGGTGCAATTATGTTTGATGGTAAATTTAATCATTGCCATGAACCCCCTGCTCTTGACGAAAAAAGATTAATAATGATTGCTAATATTCAATAGGAAAAAATAATGAGCTTTAAAAAAAATAAATACCAAGTAATTAAAGGTGCTATATCAAGCGAGTTAGCAGATTTTTGTTATCAATACTTTTTAAATAAAAGAGCAGTAGCAAGACATTTGTTTGATGAGAAATATATATCACAATTTACTGAATATTTTGGGGTATGGAATGACACCCAAATACCTGAAACTTATTCACACTACAGCGATATCGTAATGGAAACTTTATTACAAAAAGTTAAACCTATTATGGAAAAAAAGTCAGGCGTTAAACTGACTGAAACTTATTCGTATGCAAGAATCTATAAAAAAGGTGATGAGTTAAAAAGACATAAAGATAGATACTCTTGCGAGATATCTACTACTATGAATTTAGGTGGTGATGATTGGCCCATATTCCTAGAACCATCAGGCGAAGAAGGTAAAAAAGGCGTAGAGGTAAATTTAAAACCAGGCGATATGCTGATGTATCGTGGATGCGATTTAGAGCATTGGCGTGAACCTTTTAAAGGTAA